TGAACGTAGCCGTAAATACCGGGAAACACATGATCTGTTTTCAGTTAATCAAAATTTAAGAAGCAGCTACAACCTTTCTTATGACGACTATTTAAAAATGCTTCAGGCGCAAAACGGTGTTTGCGCAATCTGTAAACAATTTAAAATCTCAAAATACAGAAAACGTCTCTGTATCGATCATTGTCATAAAACCAATAAAATTCGTGGGGTCCTCTGTAGTCCCTGTAACACGGGTCTCGGGCTTTTCTTTGACAGTCCGGAATTACTTGAATCCGCAAAGTTGTATTTGAAAAAACATGGCTAGCATAAATATTAATGATTGTTTTCCTGAAGGGTCCGACGGCGGTCGCGGTCCTCTGCCGAAACAACAAGAATTCTTAACTAAATCCCTTCAACAGGCAACCCCCAAATACATTGCGTATGTTGGAGGTATCGGAAGCGGGAAAAGTTTAATCGGGTGTATTACCGTATTGTCTTGGGCGATACTTTATCCAGGGGAATACGCCGTTTGTCGGTTTTTTATGCCAGAACTCCGAACTACTACGTACAAGACTTTTCTAGAGATTTGTCCCCCTGAGCTGATAGCCGAGCATAAAGTCGCCGAGAGCCAAGTTAAAATTAAGAGTATTAACGGGAAGTTCTCCTGGATTTATTTCAGACAGCTCGAAGAGCCCGACAAACTTAGATCCCTTAACCTGTCCGGGTTCTACATCGACGAAGCTAACCAGTGCACGGAAGAAGCTTTCATGCTTCTTCAAGGTCGTCTCCGGGGAAGTGGGATTAGGAAAGGAATTCTCACCACTAACCCCAAAGGACACGACTGGATTTACAAATGGTTCTTTAAAAAAGACCATATCAAGGACGAGTTAGTTAAATCCCAGTACCACCTGATTAAAGCCCCCTCGACTGAAAACATCCATCTTCCTGAAGACTACCTAAGCTCCATGATGACGACTTGGTCTAAGGATCGGATTCAGCGGGAGATTGATGGTAGTTTTGATGCGTTTGAGGGAATGATTTACGACGAATTCCGTCGCGATGTTCATGTAATTCAGCCGTTTAGAATCCCCGAGAGTTGGGAAAGACATATCCGGATTGACCACGGGTACCGTAACCCCTGCTCTGTCGGGTTCTACGCTATGTCCCCCGACGGTGAGATTTATAAATATCGCCAGATGTACGTCCGTGAGTGGTTGATTGAAGACATCGTTAAAGGGCGTAAAGATCTTAAGAGATTCGGGATTCTTGATAACATCTCTAAAAACGAGAAGTTCGCGTCAGCTAAAATCGACCCGTCTGTAAAAGCAACCCGTGGGCGTAAAGGCGGATCAGAGTACGACGAGTACTTGGAATACTGGCCTAAATCCGATCCCAGACTTCCTCCCCTGCAACTTGCCCAGAACGACGTGAAGCTTGGAATTCAGCGAGTGAAGTCGTATCTCAAAGTTCGCCCTGAGATCGGGAAGCCTATGTTCTTCGTGTTCTCAACATGTGAACCAACAATCGAAGAGTTCACAACGTACCAGTGGGAAGAGCAGACCTCGGCTAGTATAGGGAAGAAAAACGATCCTGAAACTCCGAAGAAAGTTAACGACCACGCGATGGACGAAACAAGATACATGCTGATCGACTGCCCCGAGCCTAATCCCGTTGATAAAAGCGAACTCGAGCGGCTTAAGAAATACTCCAGTATCGAGATTCGAATGCAGAACGAACTTCGGGAGTTGAAGAAGCCTAAAGAAAAGGGTGATCCGTTCCAAGACGGGATTTAGGTATCAATTCCGCCTAACCTACTATTTTTCTTTTGTAGTAGTTTCGAGTGGTTAGGAAGCTTTTTTTATCATCTCTCATTATTTAACACCTAATATCTATATTGAGGGGCAATCTCTCCGGCGTAAGGTCTGGCCGTCATTCAGCAAACCAAAATCAAGGATATTTAAATGGCATTCGCTTCTACTCTTTCCACGAAAGAGGCCAGAAAGTTTTCTTTCGGCGGCCCTCTTAAAGCAGAGATTCACACGTTTACCTGCGGTAACGGAGACACCTCCGGAACTGCAACAGCTAAGAACCTGACTACGGTTTATCACTGTATCACCGACGGGATTCAACTTACCGCTGCCCCTACGTTTTCAGGCAAGGTTGCAACTCTTACTTTTGTTGATCCCGCCGCTAACGCTTTCGGTACCCTAATCCTGATCGGAGTCTGACCGTGGCTATCACAGTTACAGAGGCTAGTTACGAACCGAAATCAATCTCTATAGGTCCCGTTAAAGTTCAGTTTGTTGAGATAGTGGCCGCATCGGGCGCTACAGCAGGGACTTGCCAGGCTACAAGACTGAAAGAGATTTATCACATCCTTACCCCTGGGATTCAAACCCACACGTCTGCACCCACGTTTTCTGGGAACACCGCTACTTTAGCGTTTGCTGTTAAAGCCGAGACCGCAGCGTCTAGAACGTTTCAAAGCGCTCTGACTTTCACTGCTGTTGATAACCAAGGTGTTGCTGGGAATAGCATTACTTACACGTTTACTGGTGGTGCGACCCATGGAGCAGAAGTTGTTACTGTTTCTGGAACTGCGATAACGATCCAAATAGAAGACGGTGTTTCGACTGCAACAGAAGTAAAGGCGGCATACGACGCTAAAGCGCAAGCGGTAGCTCTTGCTACCTGCGCGATTGTTAGCGGTCATGATAGTGACGCAATTGCCGCTGCAACAGTTCTCCCTCTTCAAAATGGCGTCTCCGGCGGATACCGGGGAACTGCTATCTGCATAGGTCGATAATATGCCTCCAAGTTTACATAAAGCTTTGATGCCACCACAGGCATCAGCTCCTGCCGCGCCTGGGTCCCCAGGTTCTGCGGCGGGTGGTCCTCCGATGCACTTAATGCAGATGGGTCATCCTGATTATAATCCTAAGCTGTATGAGTTTATGGCGCAGAACCCAACGCTGGATTTACCTACTGCTAAACTCGCCCTTCAATACCGGGATGCTCATGCATCTAACCCTTCGCATTCAGCGGCATCGGCAGAGCCCTACACTAATATGAGTCAAATCCTCATCAAAAGAGAACGCGAACCCTGATGTTCAAGTGCAAGTGCTGTCCTGAGAAGGACGCCCGTATTCAAGACCTCAAGAGTGAAATTACTCGTCTTTGGAACATGGTGAATCCCGCCCCCAGAGTACAGGTGTATGAGGCCGAGCAAGACTACATCTTAGACGGTGCTAACCAAGAACAAACCGAACTTCCCATCCAACGTGCGGTTAATGAAGAACAAGCTAAAGAATTAGCCGCTATCGAGTCCGAGCGCGAAAGAATCCTCAACGGAAATTGGTAGTAAATGTCTGGAAAAAATGCTGGCGACTTGGACTTAACGAAAGTTGAGTCATCCGAGCGCGATAAATTAGTTTCTCAGATCGAAAGCTATTACAAGCAGGATTCGGGAACCAAGAATAGTTTAGCGTTTCACTGGGAACGTAACATGCTGATGCTCGATGGTCAGCAATGGCTTACGTTTGAAGGGAACCGCGAGACTGGCGGGCAATGGCAGAAACTCCAACCCTCGCCACAAAACGAGTACATACCCCGTCCTGTAACTAACTATCTGTTTGATCAGTACCAAACGCTTAAGGGTTACATACTTAAAAACAAGCCCAGAATTACGGTTCGTCCGAATACCAACTCCTGTAAAGACAAGACTGCGGCTAAAATAGCCGAGCTTGTTTCTGAGACGAACTACGAACGGCTAAGTGAAACCGAGAACTATGAATACGCGCTTTCCTGTTTAATTACTTACGGCACTGTCTTTAAGAAAGATTACTGGGACCAGAGTTTCACTTCACAAATTGAAGTCCCCAGAATGGTTCAGCGCCCTGTAATCGATCCCATGACGGGACAGGCTACAGGACAGATGGAAGAAGTCCAAGCGTCTGATCCTGAAACAGGCACTCCCCTGTTCGACAAGCTCCCGCTGGGCGATGTAAACACCTCAGTCGTTGAGCCGTTTAGAATCTGCATTGATCCTTTGGCGCATAGCCTTCATGACATCCGGTGGATTATGGAGTATTCCATCCGCCCACTGTCATGGATCGTTGAGAACTACCATAAACCTAAATCTGTTGATCCGTTGGCTCCTCCAAGGCTTGACGAAGACGGGGAGCCCCTTCCTCCTGAACAGGAAGCTGGGTATACGGGTGAGGCTACCGAAGTAGTCCCTGAGACAAATCTCTCTATGGGAATGCGCCGGTTCTTCCAAATGAAATCCTCTAGCGGGATCAAAGGGATTTCAAGCGGATTAGGCTCTGCTACCAGCTCCGGCGATACCAACATGATCGACGAAGCTGCCGTGGTTAAGGAGTATTATGAAAGACCTACGGAAAGTAATCCAAGTGGTCGACTCATTGTGGTCGCTAACGGAAAACTTCTGTACGCCGGGGATTCTCCATACAGTGGAAGTCAACAAGGAGACTGGCACCCTTATTCTCAATGTCGATGGGAAATTGTTCCAGGTAGATTCTGGGGAAAATCCCCCATGGACGACGCTAGTGAACTCCAAAAACACATCAATACAATAGATTCGACAGTTATTTTAAATCGTAAAACTATGGCCATCCCACAGAAGAAAATTCCTCGTGGGACAATGGCGAACAACGACCAATGGTCTGGTCGTCCTGGCCAAAAAATCTACTACACACCCGGACAAAATGGAGAAGGTCCTGAGACAATTCCCGCAGCGGGACTTGATGCTCAGGTGTTTCAAGAAAGAGCTCAAAAAGTTGAAGATCTCAAAAACATCATGGGCGGAATCGACATCCTTAAAGGAGATCGACCCCCAGGAGTTACCGCGTTTTCTGCGCTTAATTTACTCTTCGAAGTCGGAACTGGAAAACTTTTCCCAATCGCAGACAGATGGAAGCGTTTCATTGAGACCTCTCAACGAAAACAGCTCCAACTCGTAGCTCAGAAATATCGGGAGCCTCGCCCAGAGTTTATCAATCGCTTAATGGCGATGAATAAAGAACTTACTGTCGATCAGATTAAAGATTTCGTAGGAAAAGATCTGTATGACAACTGCAACGTCATTATAGATCCGAGTTCTGCTGTTCCTAGGATGAAAGCCGCTGAACAAGCGAAGCTCATGGAGCTTGCACAGCTTGGAGTATTGAATCTTACTGATCCTGCTAACAGATCCGAGTTCCTTCAGCGCTTAGACATCCTGGGATTTGACTCAGGTTACGGAAAAGATGCTGATCGTGCGAGTTATGAGAATTCATTGCTTGACGAATTGGCAACTAACCCCCAAGGCAAGCGCCCTGTAGTTCTTGATATCGACAATCACGATATCCACATCGCTCTTCACGCGGATCGTGAGAAAGAACCTTCATTCCTGGAACTTCCCTTCGAAGTTCAACAGGCTTATGCCCAGCACCGGATGGAACACGAGAACATGAAGGCTCAAAAAGAGCAGATGATGCTGATGCAGGCGGCTCAGATGTCACAAATGACAGGGCAACCAATGATGCCTCCAGAGGGTGAAGCAAATCCAATGGACCAGCAAGAGCCGATTCGAAAAGGCTCAGGAATTACAGCAAAAACTAAAAACGCAATGAACCCAGATTTACAGGCATACGGAACCGGCACCAGAGGATAATCAGTTGGAAGAATCAGCTAAGAAACGCATCAAGGTGTTCATGGGAATACCAAGCACGGGTGAAAGACTCGATGCACAGAATTACTTCCTTCGTAGGATAGAGAAACGTTACGAGGATAAAATAGAATTTGTTTATCCCGACGTGTTTGTTAGCAGGATTTTTCATGATTTTGCTAGAAACATGTACGTTAAACAGTTTCTCGCCAGCGACTGCGACGTTCTCTGGTTTTTAGACGCAGACATTCTTCCACCTGACAGGCTCCCCGATCTGTTTGAGAACTTCGACGACTGGGATCTCGCAGGTGCGCCGTATCCAGTGTGGATGACACAAGAAGGATACGAAGAAAAACAAATCACATACTGCGTTTATAAAACAGTCGACGGTAAGCCCGGAATGTTCCCCGCTGCTGTTCCTCTTAACGGTGGGATCGATTACGTCGAAGGTATTGCTACTGGCTGTATCTTCATTAAACGCCATGTGATTGAGAAACTTGAAGAGCCGTATTTCGAATTCAAGTTTAACGAGAAGACTCGTGAAATGACTCAAGGTGAAGACCTTGGGTTCTGCATGAAGATAAACAAACTAGGCTTTAAGTTCTTTATCGATTACTCGATGGTTTGTCACCACTACAAGAAAATCTCTTTGTTAGACGTTGACGAGCTGATTCAATCGAAAGTCCAAGCAGCGATTGATCAATCCGACTCTCTCCTTCGTCAAGCTATAGCCAAAAAGAAGCTTGAGAAGATGGCCAGAGAGCAAGCGAAGTCGAAGTTAGTTACACCAGTTAAATCAAATCTGATTTTACCAAATTCTAGTTCATGAAAATTCATGAACATTTTTAGGACGCCCCGCTGATTCGTCCACAGCAAGCAACGGAGTTACGCGAGTTACGTAACTTCTCACGCTACTTACGTATAACCCGGTTTCTCCAACCGCCCTCGTCAGGTTCGACGTACCAGGAGTAAACAATGACCACAGAAGAAACAGAATCAAGCGAACAAACAAGCGATACATCTGTCGCTGAAGAGTCGGCCTCGCAAACCGAATCAGTAGATGCGAGCACGCAAGAAGCTGCTCCGAGCAAAAAGGAATCTGAGTCGCAGGTTCCGTTTCATGAGCATCCCCGCTTTAAAGAATTAATCGAAGAGCGGAGAGCGTTCAAAGAACAGTTGGACCAAACACGCGGCTATACAGAAGCTCTGCAAAGAGAATTGCAGGCTTTAAGGGTACCTCGGCAGGATAACAAACCCGAGGAGCCTAAGCATAAAGAGCTTATCGAGCATCTCAGATCCATCAATCCCAGTTTTGCCCAGTTTCAAGAAGAGTTGATTAACAACCTTGAAGCTACTCGCAAAGAAGCGTCAATTGCTAAGGAATTGCAAAAGCGTCTCGATGCATATGAACAGCGTGAGTTTCAAACTCAAGCGCTGTCTCGTATCAGTAACTTAATGGAGTCTAACAAGATTCCAGAATCCCTTCGTAAACGCTACGACCGAGAAATTCGGGCTCTAGCTTACGACGAAGAAATCCAAGGTAAAAAACTCGGTCTTAACGACGTAGATCGTTTGTTCAAATCAGTTCATGATGATTACACACCTTTTATCGAGACTCTTAAACGAGACACTTTGAAAGGTTACGTCAAAGAAAAGAAACAGGACACGGCCCCCGCTTCAACTACAGGCGGTGCGCCCCAAGTTCCCGGCAAAAAGAAAATTGCAAGTCTTGATTCCGAAGAGGGATTTAGAGGCGCAACCAAGTGGATGGCTGAGCAGCTCCGACAGGCTAAACGAGAAGATTAAGTTTAACCAAGATCATCAAAGATGATCAAGTTTGGAGAAAAAAATGGCATCTGCAACAATGTCCTCCGTTGCGAATTTGCTTAAGCGAATTCAGCAAGGGGAAGTCGTGGATCAACAGAATCTTGATTCACGCGCAATGGACGAGATTGCTAAATCCGCCAAGAAATACAATGCTGGCGGTCAAGGTTTCTTCGGAGCGATCAACGACTACGGTAACGAGTCAGTTGGTGCTTTGAACGAGACTGAGCAATTTCGTACAATCGATTCTGAAAACTATCAACAATACAAAGTCGTTCCTAAAGTCCTGAACGGTCCTGTGGAAATCACAGGTCTCGCTGCTGAAGCTGCTGACTCTGATGAAGAGGCTTTTGCTGAATCAGTTCTTCGAGAGGTTCAGGGAGCTAAGAAACGTCTTCGTAAAGACATGAACCGTCAGTTCTTTGGAATTGGAACTGGTGTTTTGTGTAAACCCGCTAACGCCCTGGTTTCCACTCTTACGAGCTTCACTGTTGATTCCGCTCAATACCTTAGAAAAAACATGGTTATTGACGGTCAATCAAACGGTAACGAACTCAGTGTTCGAAGTAAGCGAATCAGCAACGTAGATAAAGTAAACAACGTTATTTACTTGGCTACGAGCATCGGCGTGTCCATGATCACGACCGACGTTATCTCGAAAGAGAACGTTCGTCAGTCTGCTTCCAGTGATGGAAAAGAAATGATGGGCTTGGACGGTATCGTTGATGACGGAACTCAACTTACCACATTCCAAAACCTCGACGCTTCTTCACTGTATGAGTGGAGAGGGGTTGTTATCAACGCCTCTAGCGCTAACCTGACTTCTGATCTCCTCCAGCGATTGCTGGATGATCCCGGAACTCTGGGCGGTGAAGATCCTGATACTCTTATTACGCACAAAATTCAGCGTAGGAAGTATCTGGATATCGTTGTTCCTGAGAAACGGTTCGCGGATCTCAAGATGGATGCGGGTTTCCAAAAACTCTCATTCAACGGTATTGAACTCTGGCTCGATGTTGATTGTCAACGTAACCAAGTTTACGCAATCAAGAAGTCCAGAATTTACCGGTTTGAAGTCGCGCCCTTGGCGATGGGTGGTTTGGAAGGTTCGGATACGTGGCTCAGAGCTACGAACTTCGATAAATTCCAGGCTTACTGGAAGTACTACGGTAACTTCGGTACCGATAAGCGTAACGCTCACGGTAAGATTACCTCGCTCGCAGTTCCCACCGGAATTCACTAACACTAATGCAGTTTTGGGGCTTCTGAATCTAAAAAGCCCCTACATTTCTAAAGGAACCTATGGCTCGTCAGGTAAATTCAGCAGATCCAAGTTCAGGATTCCCCAGCTCACGGGACTTCCATCAGAAAGGCGCTATTTCTGATCTTGATCTGACTATTCAAAACGACACTGACAAGTCGAAAGCAATAGAATTCGACGCCTCTGCAATCTCCCCGACCAAAACGGTCACAATTAAAGCCGGAGTCTCGACAGGTAACACTACGATAACTCTTCCCGCGTCGACCGGCACGTTAGCTAAAACAACGGATTTATCAAACGCGTTTGCTACGATTCAACCCCCGTCGGGAACAAGCCCAACGGCAGATTCAGGGGATGACACACTTAATATCACTACAAGTGATAATAGTTTAACTGTCACAGGGACAGCGGCCACAGACACGCTAGATTTTAAGATAACCTCTGGAACTATTCCCATAATTACGGCTGTTACTAACAACAACGCGTATTTTTCGCCATCTTCTAACTTCGGTACCACGTCACAGAATTTTTACACTTCCTGGCGAATCGGCGACATGCTTCACGCCAGGATTTATTTTAAGGCCGGAACACTGTCAGCGACAGGCGACGCTACTATTACACTTAATAACCACACGATTGACTCAGCCAAACTTCCTAGTACAGCGAATGTCACAAGAGTTGGGATGTGGACACAAATCAAAACCGGCGGAACAGTTAACTACGCGGCTACCAGTAGAGGAGCCGTTTTTTACGACGGTTCTACAACCAATACCTTGTTTGTATCTTATCAACACGGCTCAAACACGTTTATAAAATCCAACACTGATATTCTGAGCACCAACGACAGCATCTTTATCGAGTTTGCGGTTCCAGTGTCCGGGTGGGGAGTTGCTACGTAATGACCACAGTTGTTGTGTTTACGAGTAACAACGCTCGTATCGTTAAAACACAGGACTCCGAGTTCTATAGATCACAGCCAAATTGTGTGATTGATCCCGATTTGACTTTGGTTCGCGGTGTAGCTCCGCATTACTGGAAACTGGTTAACGGCGTTATTAAGCCTATGACTCCGGGGGAATGCAACGCTAGGAATGAACGACTTGCGGTTGTGGATAACGAGATTCCCGTGCCGCCCTCGAAATCAGTCGTAGAGGTTGTTGTATCAAGCCCTGAAGTACCTACTACAGTGACTGGACCTGGATTTTTGAAAAGATTAATCCTGGCGGTTCTGAGGTTTCTTAGAATTTTATGATTAAGCTCCTAGATTTTCTAAACCTTCTCGACTCTGACAAGCGAATAAGCCTCACAAACGTGGGGTTAGTCGTACTTGTAGCAAAACTCGCATTCAGCGGATGTAACGATTTGACAGCAATCGCTGGAGTAATCGCAGGGTTCTCAAACTACGCCCACAAGAGATCAACGATAGCAAGCGCATCTAAGGAAATTCCCGATGAGACTAAGCGATAAGTTAGTACTCGAACAAGCTAGAGAAAAACTTCATAAGAAAATGGTTAAACACGGATACCCGCCCGCCGATTGGTCGCTGACAGGCGAAGGGCATGTCCGAAAGGGAAGTATACTTGACTGCAATCGTGATTATTTCGAGCGTTTACTTCGCGTTTATTTTAGCGAGCTGTATGTTGGTTGGAACCCCTACAAGAGAAATGGTCAGGGTGTGTGGGAAGTGTGGCAAAGACCATCCAAAAAGGTGCCCGTTAAGCAGGTAGAGTGCAAAGATTACGAAATCTGGACGCTTGAACATCAGCCAAGTGATTTCGAACACCACGTCCAGGATCTTGAGTTCTTAACACCTAAATTCATCGACCGGCTTCGTGAGATGGATATGTGGGAGAATAAGAACTTCGCTAAAACCATTGATGAACGACTTGATGAAGATCAAGAGAAATTAAACAAACAAGAAGAAGATTCAATCAAATACGCTGTTCGTCATCACAAGTCACTGTTTCGAAAACTCAAGCAATACGCACAAGACGGATACAACCCGCTCTGGTTTTTCTCAGATAAACGTCAAGGCGACGG